CAAATAATCAATATAAATTAGAAGTTGACTTGCCTTTAGGATATCCTATATACGATGGGGATGGGGTTAATAGAACACAAGCAAATATGGCTTATGGAACTATCCAGCAGTTAGTATCAGGGAACTTTGTATCGGCAACAGGTTGGTATCGTTACGGACCTTATACAACCCCTACGGACGGATTAAGTCAAACTATAATAAAGGAATACATCAATAGTTATAGAAGGAATTTAATAAATATAGATTGTAACGTATTTGGAATAACGACAACTAATGGTAATTTTGCTGCTAATAAGCTATTAAAAATATTAGATACTGACCCAGCACAAATAAACATTGAAAATAAACGATATATGACTG